CTCTCGCCGATGTGCGACGCCAACCAGGTCGACGACCGTGGCACCAGCAACCTCGGCGCCCGCGTCAACGTGTGGCGATCAGAATCCAGGGCCGTGCTGGTGAATTCGCGCTACACCCACCATTCATGTGCGCTCGGTAGCGATAACCGGCAGTACGACGCCATCGGCTTAGAAGTCGAATGGCGCGTCTGGTCAAGATGACCCGCGCCAACCATTACACACGACAACAAGGGACCACCGCCATGCAGGACAAACTATCAGCCGTGACCTACAGCGCGAGCGGCCTGGCCGTGTGGGGCGGCATCACCGTCACCGAATGGGCTGCGATCATCGGCGCAATCGTCGCCGTAGTTTCTGGCGGCATCAACTGGTTTTACCGGCACAAGCACTACAAGCTCGCCGAAGCCCGTATCCGCAGGGACGACGAATGACATGGTTCGCCTTCTGCGTCGGCAGCGCCGCCGGCTTTCTGGCCGGGCTGCTGGTCGCCGCAATTCTGAAGGGGAAATGACATGGCAGACGACGTCGACCGCGCCGAGGTTCACGAGCAGGCGTTTCGGGAGTATGCGCGGCAGAAGCAGAAGCCCGTCCCTCTTGCAACCGGATTCTGCTTGTGGTGCAACATCGAGGTAAACCGAGACCGCTGCTTCTGCGATCTTGATTGCCGCGACGATTGGGAGCTGGCGCAGGCCGCACGCGAAAGGAACGGACGATGATCTTCGAGATGCTGCTGGCTGAAGTGCTCAAGCGCGAAGGCGGCTACACCAACCACCCCAACGACCGTGGCGGCGCCACCAACCTCGGGATCATCCAGCGCGTCTACACCGACTGGCTGGCAAAGCATGGCAGGCCATATGCCGACGTGCGCGGAATCACCCGTGACGAAGCCGCAGCAATCTACCTCGAAAACTACTGGATTCCGGCCAAGACAGACCTGATCCCGGCTGCGGTGCGCGACATCCATTTCGACAGCGCAGTGAACCACGGCGTCGGCCGCGCCGCCAAGTTGCTGCAGGCGGCTGCCGGCGTCGAGCAGGACGGCAGCATCGGCCCGGTAACGCTGGCTGCTGCCGGTTCGCTTGCACCCGCGCTGCTGCGCGCCAAATACATAGCCGCACGCTACCGCTTCTACGGCCAGATCATCAACCGCGACCGCTCGCAGCTCGCCTTCATCGCAGGCTGGATGAACCGCATGGCCGAGTTCGCTTAAGGGGGAAGCATGGAAGAAAACAAAGCCTGGTGGAAATCCCGCACCCTGCAGGTCAACATGCTCGCCGCCGGACTGGTCGCGCTTGAAGCCGGCACCGGGGCCCTGCAGCCGCATCTGCCGGTGGACTTCTACACCGCCCTTGCCGTTGCGCTGCCGATCGTCAACGCCATGCTGCGCGTCGTCACCACGCAGTCGCTCAGCAGGTGAGCCAGCCATGAGCAAGATCGCCGTGATCGTCATCGCCGCCGCCGTGCTGCTGCTGGCCTCTGCCCTGTGGCCGCGCAAGCAGCTTCCTGTCGGCCAGGCCGTGCCGCTGCCGCCTGCGGTCGAGGTGCGCACGGTCGAGCGGGTGGTGATTCAGCCGAAGATCATTTACGTCTACCCGGACAAGGTGAAGGACGACCTCAACCTGCCAGGCCCGGTTGTCGCTGATACGGCGAAGAAAGTTACCGCCACCGGCAAGCTCGCCGCCGAAGACCGCCCCTATACGTTGTCTGCCGTGCTCGACACCGAAACCGGCTTCTCCGAGATCCACGCCCGCCCCGACCCGCTGCCGTGGCTCGCGCCAGGGAAACGCACCGAGGCGGCCGCATTCGTCGGCTACAAGGACGGCGACCCCGCGCTGCGCATCGAGGCCCGCCATGAGCTGCTTCGGGTCAAGGCGTTGCGCCTCGGCGCCGTCGCCAGCGCAGACGCCACCGCAACAGAGCTGGACGGCTTCGTCGGCGTCGGCGTGTGGGGCAGTTTCTAACCTTTTTGTTTCCGCACCATGTTGCTAGGGCCGAAGATGTCACCGCCACACAAAGGGCATATCTCGTGAACTGCTGAATTTTCTTCAGGGTGCGTTCCGTCAATCCGCATGTATGTTTTGGATGAGAAAATATCTGCGTCGGATTCAATGTCCGGCAGGAACCAACCGATCTGTCCTCCGCATTTCTTGTGTAGCACAGGGATCATAATTGCCTCATGTGTCGCAAAAAGCGGCCAGTCAGAATCGACGTGGCCGCGTTTTTTTGGCTTGGGATAGGCTAGGGGCTGGGTGGTGGGTTTTTTCTAATGTTCGCCACTTGTCGCCTAAGATTCGTTAGGCACCGCTGCTTCAGCAATCACCTTACCTTGCTGTCGCGCGGCCTTGCGCTGGGCCTTGGCCGTCGCTGGCCGGTTCAGCTTTCCGCCGTCATGCGTCCGGTGGTGTATGTCATCGCGGGCCTTGGTGCGGCCTGCGTTGGTGTTTGCGGTGTAGGGTTTCATGTCATCCTCTCCGGGCCAGTGCCCAACAAATCATTCCAGCGGGACGGGCGAAAAGCCGCCCGCCCCTGAATTCAGGCGTTGTGCGCCTTCATGCGGGTAGCGCGCCTTCTGGCAACAGCGGGTCGCCGGTCATACGCCCGTACCCATGCTGGCGCAGCCATTCCCCGCTGCTGTGCCTCATGGCATTGTCCAGGTCAGTGCATTCATACCGCCCCTTGTGCATCGCCATCAGTCGCACATGGTCGCTCGTTGCATCTGGCATCATCTTCCGCGCCCAATCCATGTCGAGCGTACTCAGTGCCTTGTTCCGGTCTGCCCGCCATTGTTCAATTCCGTCCACTTCGCTACCTCCAGTCGCACAACACAACATGCAAGCGGGACCGCGCGAAAAGCCGCGCGGCCCCTTCATTCAGCGTTAGCAGCCTCGATATTCTGGACCGAAATCACATCCACTTCATTCTGGCGCAGGTTCCAGGCGCGCTCAAATCCCGCCTCGAAAATCCTCCTGTTGTGGGTGCTGTCCAGTTGTGGCCGCGCCTCAATGTAGGCGTCAACGGCGGAGTTTCTTGCCGCCTCAAGCGTTGCTCTCTCTAATTCGTATCCCATCGTCTTTCCTCTCCGGGCCAGTGCCCAACAAATCATTCCAGCGGGACGGGCGAAAAGCCGCCCGCCCCTGAATTCAGGCGTTAGCCACCAAATGCCGCAATGCGCGCACCAAGAATCTCGGAGTATTGCCACATCACGTCGTTCTGTTCTTTCAGCCTTTCTTGCTCTGCTGCATCGAGCGTTTCAAATATCTGGCTGTGTCCAATAAATTGGCTGAGTGCCTTAGCCTTCTTGTCGAGTTCTTTTTTCTCGTCCACTACGCGCCACTGGTGCGGCTGTAGGAGCGGCGGCTTTGGGCATGGCCCGCTATAGCCGTGAAACTTGAACATCGTCTCGCCTTGCGGCATCGGTTCGCCGCACATTTCGCATTTCGCTATTTCGGTCATTTCTATTTCCTTTAGTTAAAATCGGTTCTGGTGGTAAGCCGTGGCTAACACGGCGGTCAACAAGACCGCCCGCAGCCGCAATCGTTTATCAATCGCCCGAGGACGGGCGGCTTGTCGTACTGCTTGCCGCGCTCGTCCATAATGTCGGCTGCGTTCTGCAGGAAGTCGATTGCGTTCTTCTTTTCCATGATTGTTTATGGGTTTAAACCTTCTCCATTTTCAGCATGCCATTGTCGATGGTGCGCTGGGCAAAGCCACCTTACGTTTAGTGGCTTTGCATAGTCGTCGTGGTGTCCTTCAACACGCTCATCTGAACCGCAAACATCACAAGGCTGTACAAACAATCTTTTATCACGAACAGCATTGTTTACCAGGTTGTGTGCACGATACTTGTTTGGGTATTTGGCTCTGTATTCCTTCAAATACGCCTTGTCCTGCCTGTTTCCTCTATTACGATCATAAGCAAGCACGCGCCCGCGTGACTCATGGTTAAAACGCCTAGCTTTGACGTACGCCTTTACGCATGACTTGCATTTGTTCAGGCGTCCGTCTGCCATCGCCTTGTGTTCGTAAAATTCAACAATCGGCTTTGTTTGTTTGCAGCAGAAGCATTCTTTTTCCATGGCGGGCCTTCATTAATCCTCTTGATTGTCCCATTGTATCACAAACGGTATTCATATTAAAAGCGAACGGGATGTCGTCTTCGAGGTCGTCGAAGCCGCTGGTGCCGCCTGTACTGGGCGCACGTTTCGGCGTGTTTTGTGCATGCTGCGCATCACCTCCTTTTCCTGACAGCATCTGCATGCGGTCGCCGCGAATCTCGGTGGCGTACTTCTCGACGCCTTCCTTGTCGGTATATTTGCGGGTGCGGATGCTGCCTTCGACATAGACCTGGCTGCCCTTCTTCAGGTACTGGCCGCAGACTTCGGCGGTGCGGCCGAAGAAGCTGACGCGGTGCCATTCGGTCTGCTCGACCATTTCGCCCTGCTTGTTCTTGAACTTGTCGGTGGTGGCGATGGCGAGATTGGCGACGGCCTCACCGCTCGGCAGGTAGCGCATTTCGGGGTCACGCCCCAAATTTCCAACAAGAATCATACGATTAACGCTTGCCATTTTTTACTGCTCCTTTATGGTTGTTTCGATGGTGACTGGTATGTGCTGCTCGTGTCATAACCTCAAGGTTCGACTCGCTATTGTTTGACCTGCATTCGTCCTTGTGGTGGACAACCTCGCCAGGCATAAGCGCCCGACCAATCATTTTTTCTGCAATTACTCGATGAAGTCCACGACCCTTGTGCTGGCCGCGAGTTACTTCGATATAACCGTTCGGCTTCAGGCTCACACCTGCGGCCGTCAGTTCTGCCTTCGCCAGCTTTGATGCGCTTAGATTCTTTTTCCAGCTATCCGAGAACACGCGAGTCTTTCCAAGCAAGTGTTTTCCGAGCTTATGTCTGACAGCCCGAATACCATCGCTCCTTGATCTCAGCGTGACGCCAGCATCAATAATCTGCTTGCGTGCGTTGCTGTACGGGACCCCAAGCATTTCCGCAATATCTGGGATGCTTCTGCGTTCATCGATGTACATGAAACCAAGCAGGACCTTGTTTACGGATGCCATGTTGTTACGTCCTTTCGGTTTGGTTGTTTGCGTTGGTGATGGCTGCGCGAGCGACAAGAAACGCATTTGCCTGATTGGCTGCTGTCTGGTCGTCAGAACAAAGCACGTCTTCAAGTTCTGCGTCTGTTAAGTTATTGGCTGAATCAACAAGAAACTTCAGCGCGGCCAGAAGTTCATCCTTCTGCTCGATCAGCTTCGCCGCTTCCTCTGCTTGGGCCTGGAGGGCGGCGCGAAGGTTGTCGTTGTCGATGCGCAGGGATTCGCTTACCGCTTGGCACGAATTGCGCTCGGCAATCAGTAGATCGATTTCGGCGGTGTTTTCATGTGTATGTCTCATGCTGCCGCCCTCTCCAGCCGCGCCATCGTGTCGGCCACGTCCGCCAGGAACAGCGCGGCGGCGGCGTCGTACTTGCCCAGGTCGGTCGGCTGGTATCGCACGACGAACAGACGGTGCTTCTCCGGCATGCGCGGATCGAAACTGGCGAAATCGCACCACTTGCGCCCGGTGCAGATAAGCTGCAGCGCCATCTGCGGGACGTACTTTGCCGGTGGTTTCTGGCCCAGCAGGTAGTCGATGTGGGTGGCTGTGTTGGGTGCCTTTATTTCGATAAGACCAACATCACCGACAAGACCATCAACACTTGCGCCGCACATTTCAAGTTCTGGATGCTGGATAAAGCCAACCTGTTCAACATCAATTCCGGTTAGGAATTCATACTCTGCTCTAGCGATTGGCTCATGACTTGTGCCCCACTCCATTGCAGAAGTTGTAAACGATTCCTGACGTTCTCCAGTCAGACGCTCGGCAACAAGTTGTGCAATATAGTTCCTGCGCGCAGCCGTTTCTTTCCCAGCCATTGCGTCAGACATGCGCGAAGCCGTCAATTTTCCTAGTCGATCAATAAACCATTGTTCTGTTTGCTGTGGTGCGCTCATAACGTATTACCCTGGTGGAAACTACGTTTTGCGTCCAAATATGCGGACTTCGCTTCGTCACTTGTGTCAAAAACACCAAGATAAACGTCTTTCCCGCGAACACATATTCTTGATGTGAACTTGTCATTGTGTTTGTACACGCCAAGGATTCCTGTACTTTTGTTGTGGCTTTTTGCAAAACGCATGTTTTCAAGATTCATTGATCTGCTTACGCTTCGCAGATTATTTATCTTGTTATTTGTCCTGCATCCATCTATGTGATCAACGTCATTTGACGGAAATTCACCGTGAACATATAACCACGCGAGTCGATGCAAAAGGTATTTTTTCCCATCAATTCCAATATGCAGATAACCATTGTCTTTTAGCGTTCCAACGGTCTTACCTTGTGTGCATCCCTTGCGTGACTTTGCCCATGTAAAAATGCCGGTTTCTGGATCGTAATTAACTACATCCTTTAGCCGTCCTTGCTCAACCATTTGCGCTCTCCAGTGCCATTGCCTTCTTACGGGCATCCTTGGTCTTGATGACCAGCTTGGATGCTTCCTTGTCCTTGGCTCTGTCTGCGGCCTTGTAGGCGGACAGGTAGGCTGCCTTCAGCCCGGCTTCGTCGGCGGCTTCGTTGATCGCCTTCAGGTGGTCGGCCAGTTCGTCGCTGTCCAGCCCTTCCGGGTTGTGGCGGCTTTCCTCGTCGTCTCCTGATTCGATCTCGAACAGCTTGAGCATCGCGTATTTTTTGGCGTAGGAAAGCGCCTTTCCGGGTGCCTTGTCGGCGTTGTCCATCGCATGCGCCTCGATGCGGATCACCAGGCAGTCTGCGGCGTCCTCGATGTTGGCGAAGGTGAAGTCATACGTCGCCTCGTAGCGGAACTGCTTGGCGCCTTCCTCCTTCGGCATGGCCGCGCTTGCCACCAGCGAGGGCCAGCAGACGATGCCGTGCTCGATCATCGCCGGCCGCACCATCGCGGTCACAGTGTCATGGGTCACGGCCTTGTAGCTGCCGCCGCCAGTCGAAACGCTGCGGTCTTTTTGAATGTAAGATATTGATTTTCTTACCTCGTTGATTCTTTCGAGTAGTTTCATTTTCTGAATTCCCCTGCCATGTCAAGGTGAGCGGTGCGCTCAGTGAGGTCGTAATCGTCGCCGTATTGGACGATCGAGCTGACCAGGATCGGCGCGTGCCTGCGGATCGTCTCGGCGATGTCGGTGTGGTGGCTCGACACATAGGCGCGGCGGCGGTCGGTTATCGGGAGTGGACAGTAGTTGGGGGTGTTCATTGTTCTTCTCCTTTGGGCAACTCCTCTGCCATGCGGCGAAGCTCAGTCCTAATTTCTGCATCGCACACCAGTTCATCGGCAGCATCCAACAACGCCTGCTTGATGGCTTCGTCAAGTGCGATGGAGTCGAAGGGCTGAGCCAAAAGGTCTCGCAAATCCCCGAACGACCAAGGCACTTGTTCAGTTGCTATCACGCTACAGAAATCACGCAGCACCCGCTCCCGCGCCTGTGATTCGGCAAGCTGCTGCTTCATCCGTTCGCACTCCTGCTGGCAAACATCGTAGGCATGTACTGAATCCTCAAGCTTCTGGCGCAGGGATTCGATCAGCGTATCCCGAGCTTTGAACTCGTCAATGAGTTGATCTTCTGACATTTCTGCAATGTCTCTGAACTTGTCAGTCATTCTTTCTCTCCTTTATATTCAGGTGCTGCGGATAGCATTGCTTCATAAATTTCAGAAACCACCCCACCCCATGACATTAGTTTTAAGCCCTCTGTAACCATTTCATCAGTAGGTTCTTTCGGAACAAGCTGCCAGCCATCTGGAATGCTTGGATGGGCCTAGTTTGCTTTGTGTGATATTCCAGCGCCTCAAGCGCCTGTTCCAATACGTTGTGCATGGTTTCCCCTTTATCGGTGCACACGGCACTGTGCGCAAAACTGGTTGTGGTGTTGATTGTCTTGTCCGTCGTACCCGCAGAAGTCGCACTTCCATCCGCCGTGCCCTATGTGATCTGCTCGTGCCGCAGCATTCACAGTCGCATCGTGCTCGGCAAAACATTCTGGTGAATGGGTTCGACCATCTGTGCAACAGCAGTTTTTGCCGTTGCAAGCCACTGGCTCACCCTGCTGCTTGATCGCTTCCTCGAGTGCGTCGATGGCTGCGCTTCCGTTGTCAACAGCTTTCTGCAAAGCATCCATTGCTGGGCGTGTGCCGTTGTACTGGTATTCGATTAGCCGGTCGAACTTTTTCAACGCCTCAAGCGCCTGCTCCAATACGTTGCTCATGCCGGCGTCCTCATCACATGGTTATGCGCCGCTTCCGCCTGATCGTTTGCACACTTACGCACCACGTCAGAAATCAGCGACTCCACGGCGTCGTAGCGCATTTCCAGCGATCCTGGCGCGTTGAGCGCCTTGATGATCTGCTCGATCAGCAGGGCAGGTTCGTCGACCGATTCTGAAATCTCGCGGGCGCATGCCGCCTGGTTGTAGAAGATCAGACCCCACACGACACGGGATTCATACTCAGCGCGCTGCTGGATGGATTCGATGGCGCCCATGTCAATACTCCATGAAGCCGGCCAGCAGCAGGGCGGCGACGATGGCAAGGACCAAGACTGCGACCTTGATGTTTTCGCGGCGAGCTGCTTCGTGCAGGCCTTGTGCGTGCTTGTGGGTGCTGTTGAGGCCGAACGCATTGCGCTGGCGGATGGTTTGTTTCATGCTGTCTCCCTATCGATGGCGGCGAGCGCGCGTAGATGCGCAATGTCTCCGAACAGGGTGTAGGCCTCTTCCTGCCAGCGCAATTCAAAACTCCCCAGCGTCGCCATTTGTGCGCCGAACATGATCCTGCTGATACGCACCCATTCATCGAGTCTGTCTTCTGCTGCGGCACGCTCCCATTGTGCGCAGACCCAGGAAACCGCAAGCTCTGTGGCTTCGTCTGCGATCTCGGATTCAAAACTTGCGTTCATGTCATCGCTCCTTTGTGACTTCGTTAAATCTGGTTGGCTTTGTGAAGGTGGCCGGTGCTGATCTCCGGCTTGCCACTAGTGTTCGATGACGCCGCCGCGGTGCCTCTTGTTACCCGCATGACCTCATGGCTGACCGCTTCCGTGTTCCCGTCATCACCATGCGCCTGCGCATCAGCCTGCGCATTCACCTTCACAAAACCAACCAATCTTCGGACTGCGCCAGGTAGTAGGTATAACCCGCTCCACTCGTGGTAGCTTCTTCACCTTGCTCGGTGCGGTGTTCTGCCCCGATGACTGAACTATAGCAAGCGCGATTTATAAACACAAGGCGATATTTGAAAATGGTTTTTATCCTTCGCGTTCTTCTTGCGGCCGCTTGTCTTCGATCATTGCGCCTCCAACCATGCCCACCAGCATCGACATCTTCGCCAGCGCGTCGGTGTTGGCCCTGCGCTCAGAATCGCTCAACTCTGACAGGCGCACGTTCTGCGCCACTCGGGCCATGCGCTTGAGCTTCAGGAATGCGGCGCGCGAGTAGTCCGAATAGGCGAGTTCGGTCTGCTTGGCTGGCGGCACGACCTCATAGCCACCCGCCCCGGTTGCGCGCAGCCATATCTGGTGCGTGGTTAGCAATTCGTCACGCAGGCGCTCGAACTGCTGCAGCCACTTGAGCTGGCGGGACTGCCATTGCTGTGCGGTGCTGGCGTTCGGCAGGTCGATCATTTCCTCGATCCATTCGCGTGCGATAACGTCACCAGGCTTAGGCTCAAGCGCGATGATTTCGCGCAGCGCCTGCTTCCATTCGGGGTGCAGCATCGGCTCGCTCATGTCAGGCTCCGAAGAATTCGACGCTGAAGCGGCCGAACTTGGGGCGGAAGTCGCCGAGGCCGACCAGCTTGCCGGCCTGCTCGATGATGTTGCGCAGCTCGTTCTCGTTGATCTGCTCGGCGTCGAAGGCGATGGTGCATTCGGCGGACCAGTCGTTGAAGCGTGGGCGGTAGCGCATCAGGCGCGCCATCGACACGCGCACGCTGCGAACGTCGCGGAACACAGGGTCGTCGACCAGGGCGTCGGCGGTGCGCGGGCCGTCATAGGCGAGGTGCAGCTTGTCTTCCATCACCATCACGCCGCGCTTGACGTGGCGTCCGAGCTTTTGCATGCGCGCGGCCTCGCCGATGCAGCTTTCCAGGTTGATGCTGGGGATGTACGGGCCGTCGCGGTCGATGTAGAGCGCGCCCATGTATTCCGAGCGGGCGATGGCGGCGTGGTCCTCGTCGGTCTTCTTGCGCTTGCTGGTCAGCTCCTTGTGCGCCTTGGTGAGCGGGTTGAGCGGATCGGCGAAGCGGTCCGAGTGCATGAGCATCGGCGCGCTCGACTTGAGTTTGATCTTGATCATTTCCATTCGTTTTTCTCCTAAACGCGCATCGCGTTGTTTGACGGCCGGACCGCTTTGCAATCCGTACCCTGGTGCCACACGCACCGGATAAGGGTGTTGCCCCCTATCCGCTACGGAGTAGCCCTTGCCCTGCCACGCCAGGCCCAACCATGCCCCGCCAAGCCAAGCCGGGCCGTGCCGTGCCGGGCCACGCCTCGCCACGCCCCGCC